GCATCATCAATTAAAGAAATCAATCCGACTTCTGCTAAACCATAAAGCATTGCTCTACATACAATAGCTACTTTTCTTTGATTTTCTTGCAATGCGTTATTATCATCGGCTTTAACGTAAATTTTGCAAACAGCTGGTAAAACCATTGCTTCATAACCGGTTAGGGATCTGCCATCCGTACCTTTATATTTTATAGGAGCTCCCCGCTCTAGAATTTCTTGTTGTAGATATGGTGTGAGATTATTTGCTTGTAAAAATACAGGCAATTTTGTGCTACCTTCCCCGGTCGTTTCTTTTCCTCCTATTTTTCCTCTTCCCATAGCTTTTAAGAATGTCTTTTGTCTCAAAACACGTCTTCCATCATTTAAAACATCACATTGAATTTCCTGCCCTCCTATTAAAAGAACTCCTGAATGAGTAGCTTTAGGTATTGTGGGATACCAACGTTCATTCACTGCTTTTTTAGCTCTTTCAATGCTTGTCATAATTTTTGATTCTAGCATCACTATCTCCTAATTAATGACGTAAATATTACCAATACGCACAAAACACATCAAATATAAAAATAATCAAAAAAATAACTTGCTAAATCAAAGAAAACAATGCTATGTCTAGAGTGTAAAGTTAAATATTTAACTTTATGACATAATGACGGAGGTTTTATGCCAAAACATAAACATGGCCATGAACATCATAGCCATCATAGCCACCATAGCCACCATAGTGGAATGCGTCATGGCGATCCCGATAGAGGTCCTCCTATGCATGAGGGCGCTCACCATTGGGATAAGGGGTATGTTTCTGATGAAGAGCATTTTGCTCCTCGTGGAATGTTTCCCGACGATCATATGAGAGGGAATTCTTATATGAGAAATCAAAACGAAATCGTTCATCGCGATTCTAAGAAACTAAATCGTGAAAAATTTAGCAAGATAGCATAGATGAGCATCGTAGTTCCTTATCAAACATCCGGACAAGAACTCGGTGAAACTCGTAAAGCGATGACAAAACGCTTGATGAAAGACATCGAAGACGTTGTTAACAAGTATAGTGATAGACAAGAAAAGTATTACATTCTTGTCCACGCTAAACCATGGCCCAAAATGCCGCATGTTATCAAGATTAAACTCATTCCTATGAATATAAAGCCTCGCATGATGCTTTCTTGCCTTCTCTTTGGAGTCGACAACAAAGAGGGCAAATTAACATTGGAATGGGCTCTACCCGGAGATTGGCCTACATGGTCTGTTGGTGGAACTAGCGAACCAGTTCCTGAGGTCATAGCTTCAGTGAACAAAGCAGGCGTTAAATACCATTACGACGATTTATTGCCAAGCTAAAAAATTTTGTTATGGTTGTAAAAAAATATTTCGAAGCCGGAATTCGGGCTATAAATTTTGAACCTTTTCATGCCTCATGGAAGGGTTGTCATTGGGCGTTAAGCTTGGTCGCCACAAGCAATGAAAGAGGTAAAGATGACTGAAGAAAAAGAAGCAGTAGAAGAACAAGTACAGACTCAAGATCAGCATGAAAATACTCAGGAAGTAAAAACTCCTGAACCACCAAGAAGGGATGAAAACCCTAATTGGAATGAAGCTAGAGAAGTTTTACGACTTCAAAAGCAGCGCATTGAAGAATTAGAAGCAAAGCTTGCTCAGAATAAGCCACAACCGATTCCTGAAACAGATGATGTGATGGAAGCGTTTAAATCCTTAGGTATAGATAACGAAGATTATCTAACTGCGGAAAAGGCTTTAAAACTTACTGAGACTATCGCAGATAAACGCGCGGAGAAAAAGTCTAAGCAAATAATTCAAGAGTACATTCAGCAGCAAAATATTGCTAATGATGAACAAAGAATGCGCACAAAACATGAAGATTTTGACTATGTAATTGAACATTTTGCTCTTCCAATGATCAAAAACGATCCCGCTCTTGCATATAAGATACAGCAATCCAAAAACCCTGCTGAGACAGCTTATAAGCTTGCAAAAATCTCAGATGACTATGAGGCCCATAAAATGAAACAGCAAACAAGTCCTAAAGCCGAAAAGATCTTAAAAAACTCTTCGAGGCCAGTCAGTGCTAATGCTGTTAATACCCCTCTAACGAGTCAGGCTGAAGAATTTTCCAAGTTAAGCCGCGAACAGGTTTGGGAAATGTCTCAAAAATTTGCAAGGGGAGCTTAATTGAGGTTTTAAATGACAATTACAACAACAAACGCCTTGCCAGCTCCAGTACAGCAATGGTTTGATAACGTGCTTTTAAGCCGTCCAATGCCAAAACTGATTCACAAGCAAATGGCGTTAAAAAAAGAACTGCCTCCAAATTCGGGCCGTATCGCGAGATATCGTCGATACACCAATTTGCAGACAGCGACAGTACCTCTTCCAGATTCGGGTTTAACTCCTCCTGGACAAGTACTAAATGCCGTCGATATCGACGCGAGACTTGATTGGTTAAAAGCAGCCTAGCCAATCTAAAACCACTTTTGATTAACGGGGAAAACCTAAGACATGATACAACCTAGCGTCAATATGACAAACCATATAACAATAGGAAAAATATTATGGACGGTAACCCTCAGGAAGCGCTTGTTATGTCTTACTTAGCTGGAATATTTGATGGAGAAGGATCATTTTGCATTTGCAGACAGCCTTCTAAAAAATCTGTGGATGGACATGAAAATTATTATCATCATCCTTTAGTAAGGATAGGAATGACTGATGGAAATGTCATAAAATGGATTCATGAAATATTTAATTGCGGTAAGTATTACAGAGAAGGCGTACGTAAGGATAGACCTACTTACAAAATTATGTATCGATGGAATGCTAGAACTCGTATAGAATGCATTGAGGTAATTGAAAGATTACTTCCTTATTTAAAAGTAAAAAAACAACAAGCTTTATTGGTTCTAAAATTTTGTAAAGAGTGGAAAGACGCTAATGTACGATGTTATCGTCAAGATCCTGAAATACTACAGGCACGTGAGGAGCTTTTCCAAAAGGTAAAGCAGCTCAATGCGACTGGAGCACCTGCAACGACTGAGTATAGTGGGCACGAGAGTGCAAGCGACAGTCTAGACTCATAGGAAACTATGAGAGGGGAATCCGAAGAGGTTCCCCCGCTCTAAATAGAGTCAGTAATTTAGTAAACTATAAAATCAGAATAGTTTCTAGATGAAAGTAATAGATAGATGGAACATATGTAACAATAACTGATCAAGTAATGTTTATCAACCAAGACCCTAAAATGTATGGGGTCTTTAAACCTGCTCTAATTGACTTGGAACTCCTAGCTGCATAGCAGAAGGAAGACAAGGCGCAAGGGCAATAGATTGTTTTAAATGATGACCATGAAAACGAGTGTTAAGAGTTCTAAGATCAAGCATAAAGGAGTAACGAAGAGCCTTAGTTTCTTCGCTAACGAAAGCTTTTCCACGATTTCGAGGAAATGTTTCTCTCATTTTGATCATGATTTCGGCATGTCGTTTTTTGATCTTGAGATGGGGCAAAAGCTCTTTTGTAAGATCTGTGAGAAGATTTCCAGTAAATTCAAGACTGTAGGTAATGACTTCATTTTTCCTAAGTTTTTGTTTCTTGGTTCTCTTATCAATAGATCCGCCAAAACGCTCTTGAATCCATTCAAGAACCTCATAGTTGTTGTTGCTGATCTTCAAAATAGTGTGATAGTTGTAATTAAAATTGCCTGTGCAAGCCGACTTGGTTTTGAAAAGGCCAATGAAAAAACAACCTTCACCATCAATGAAGCCAGCAAGATAAAGAAGGTCATCGCGGTTAAACATAGTGTATCCTTTTGTTTAAAATCACACTATGTTAAATCAAAACAAGATTATTGTCCAGCGTGAACGACTAAATGAATGGGCGCCGAAAGGCGATGCGATAGTCTGACCTCTGCAGTAATGCAGAGAGGTTGATCCGAAGAGGTCGGCCCGCCTGGGAAACCAGGTCATAAAAGTAACAGAATGGTGCTAAATCAAACAGTTTCTTTACTTGCTCAAAGCATGAGAGAAACGGAAGACGAACTGATTAGAAACATGTTGGCATCAACAGCATCCGTGATTAATTGCACGGGCGGTGTAAATGGTGATAATCCAACCGAACTTTCTCGTTCTGATATTGACGCTACTATCTTAGCATTGTTGGGTAATGATGCTATGATGATTAGTGATAACATCGAGGGCACTTTGAAATTTGGTACTGCACCTGTTCGTGAAGCCTTCTGGGGCATGATGAATACAGGTATTCTTGATGATCTTGAAGCTGTTACAGGCTTTATTTCTCAAGCACAGTATCCAAGCAATATGAATGTTTTGAACGCTGAATGGGGTTCTGTATCTAACATCAGATTCTTGTATAGCTCTAGAGGCTCTACAACTCCAACAGCTTCTTTGAATGGCAATACCGTTTACAACATTTTTGTAACGGGCCAAGAAGCTTACGCAATAATCGAATTAACTTCGGCTACTGCAAGCTTTATTTATACCCCTCCTGGTGGACCTACCGATCCACTTCGCAGGTTGCAATTAGGTGCTTATAAGTTCGCGCAAGTTCCAAGACTCTTGAACGATGCGTGGCTGTTTAACCTTCGTGCAACACACTCATAAGGAGGATCTATGCCTTTTGCTGAACATTACATGGTACAAGGTACATTCACAGCGCCTGCAACTTTGCCTGGTGCTTTGAATATCAATTGTGGTTTCATACCCACAAAAGTCCAATTGATTAACAGATCAGCTATTGCTTCCATGACAGGTGGACCACCAGCTTTAAACCCTGGTACCAATTATCTTGGATTCCAATGGGATTGGAATACAGACTTTGGTAGTACTGTTACCTCTGTCCTTGCTATGGCACCCAATAATGCTGTAGCGGCAGTTCCAGTTGTATCTAATGGATTTATCTCCTCTAATGGTATTTCTCCTTATAATGGACAAAATGCCGCTCCTGGTATTAATTCAATTAGTCTTGGTGCAACTGTTACTGGTGGTGCTTTATCTAAAGCGAATCCTGCACAGTTAACATCAACAGCCCATGGTTTGCAAACTGGTGATCAGATTATGATTACTGGTCCTTTCACCGCAGCTACAGCAATGAATCAATTGGGTGGTATCATTTTCACAGTTACAGTCACTGGTGCAAATACTGTAACGATACCAATCAATACCAATACTGCAAACTTTACTGCTACCACGGTAACTACATGGAGAAAAGTTTTAACTCCTCCATATTATTATCCTAGAAATGCAGTAATAACAGGGATTACAGCTGCTAATCCAATGGTTGTAACCACATCAACAAACCATGGTTATACTGTTGGTCAACAGGTAAGAATCCGTGTTCCTAGTGCTTTTGGAATGGTGCAAGCTAACAACTTGCAAGGTGTTATTACAGCCGTTACATCGACAACGTTTACCATTGGTTCAATTGATTCCAGTGCGTTTACAGCGTTCGCATGGCCTGCTGTAACATCGCTTCCGTTCACACCTGCAACAGTTACACCTATTGGATCGGGTCCTATTGCTACGACGTTTCTTCCAAATATTCAATATAATTATGATACTTTGGAAGACGCTACCAATAACCAATCTTTCCAGGGTTTCTCTGTAGGAACTAACATTTTAGTAGCTGCTTCATCCACGGTTTTGGGTGTAACGGCATCTGATGTTATATCTTATACAGCATGGAGAGGGGACGTCTAATGACTTTCTCTCCACCGAGAGTAGCTATTAGCGCGATCACGCAGGCTAACCCCTGCGTGGTCACTACTTCCAGTAATCATAATTTGACTACTGGAGGTGTTGTTCGCTTGCACGTTCCTAATAATTACGGAATGGTACAATTGAACAATTTTATTTTTAGCGTAACGGTACTATCGCCTACCACATTTAGCTTACAAACCAAACAAGTACCTCCTGCTATCAATGTTGATTCGACAAATTTTACCGCTTTCACAATACCATCGAATCCTCAATTTACAGCAGAGGTGATTAGCGTAGGATCAGGACCGACGCCTTTAACAAATGTTGCTTGGCAATCAACAAATAATTTCTGTGATTCGACAATTGCAGATCAGACATTAAATATATCAACAACCGAAATACCATTTTGAGGTTCATATGGCAAAAATGATCGTTCCACAAGAAACAAAACAAGAACCACTTGTTCATAGACGTATAAATAAGACTCCTGTCAATAAAGATTCTATTGAGGCAATGACAAGAGAAACTGATAAGAATGTAAAAGGCACATTTGTAAATATTGAAACTCCCGGCCAACCGGCAAAGATTTCAGGAAAATATTACAAAGGGATGGAATACTTTTCACAAGTTATGGAAGATTCTCAAACTTATACAATTCCTCTTTCTGTAGCACGATTTATCAATGAAAGATGCTTCTCGGAACAACATAGTTACCTTTTAGATGAAAAAGGAAATCCGATTAAATCAGGCAAAAAACAGCCTAGATATAAATTTATGATAGAAATGGCGGCATAATTTATGACAGTTTGGGATTTAAGTAGATTGCGTTATACAGTAAGGAAAATCACAGGTCAATTCGATATCACTCAATTGCCTGATGAAAGCCCTGGTGCTGGAACAGTTAGCGCAACTACGCCACCAGGTATTGATGATTATATCAATGATTTTTATTTGTACGACATGCCTGAACATATGCGTACTCTGAAACTCAAAGATTTTTATACCTTTACTACAGTCCCAAATTGCGGAACGTACATATTGCCCCAATATATTTACCAAGTAGAACCTCCTATCTACATCGATAATTATCAGTTTGCTTGGTATCAATGGCCAGATGTCTTCTATCGCATCTGGCCTGAGCTTAATTTCATTGACCAAAATCTATTTTCACCTGATGGCATTACTTCAACATTCACTTTTACACTTACGCAGACACCTGTTCAGCAAGGAACTGTAGTAATTGGTTTACAACCTAATATCGATGGATCTCCTTCGCCTGCTTTAGAAACATTTACAGATCAAGATACTCCCATTCCTCTTGACATTCCTGATCAGCAATTCTTTGTAAATCCTGGAACTTTGACAGGAAATCGAGGAGGAACCGGAACGGTAGACTATCTTACTGGGGTAGTGACAATTAGTTACGCCGCAGCCCCTCCGGCTGGGACGAATTCGAGTTGTCATTACCATCCTTATGTTGCTAGCCGTCCAAGAGATATCATGTTCTATCAGCAGCAATTTTTCTTAAGACCAATTCCAAATGATACTTATTCTGTAAAAGTAATGTCTTATTTTACACCTTCTGTAGCTATATCTCAAGCGTCAAATTCTACAGATAGACCTATTTTCACACCAACAGGAACGAACACAGGCACGATCAATGGTTTTAGCGGAGATATCTCTTTAACTGATGTTCCTATGTATAATGAATGGTGGCAATTAATTGCTTATGGTGCAGCTTTAAAGATTCTTATTCAGGAAGGCGATTATGAAGAAGCGGGAAGGCTTAAGCCAATCTTTGAAGAACAAAAGCTTTTAGCTCAAAGAAAGGCCCTTAAACAGCTTGCAAACCAACGTATACAGACTCCTTACGCAGAAAACGTAGCAGGCCCGGCTTTCCCAATTTTCCCAATTTATTAGAGGTTTATGGCTGAAATTAAAACAGGAAAGAATTTTTTAGGAAAACGAGGAAGCAAAGGAAAAATGACGAATATTCCTCTAGGAAATACGGGTCATGAGTCATCGGGCAAAAGCGGAGAGCTCACTAAAGATGGAAGAATTTATAGAAATGACCTTCTGGATACTGATTGGACCTCACAAACCGGAATGGTAAAAAAAACCAAAAGCTTGTAAAGCAGCTTTACATGGAGTAAAAAAAAATGCCAAATAGCTACAGCGACACACCTATTGCTAGCCACACATTAGCAGCCGATCAACCTGTGATGGAAGCTAATTTTAATTATTTAGCAAATACACTTGGAACATCAAATGCTAAAAACGGAGACCATCAAATTTCCATTGGCGGTGCTGATAACAATGCATTTGAAGGGCGTCATAGACAAGTTTGCTTCAATAATCGAAATGGGAGTGAGCCTGTAGCTACGTCAATCGCTGATGGAGTTGATTCTCTCCTCTATTCAAAAAATGGAAATGTTTACTTTAGCAGTTCTTTAGGTGCTTCCCCTTTTCAACTTACTACCTATAATGCTCAAGCTAATTTTGGTGCTAGTCCAAATGGTTGGACATTTTTACCAGGCGGATTAATTCTTCAATATGGAACTTCAGCTGTAAATACAGTGGGAACACCGACAACAATAACATTTCCCATGACATTTCCTACAGCTGTATTGTCGATAACAATGGGTTTTGTAAATAATGCAGGTGGTAATTCTCCAGCTGCCAATAGTGCTTTTGTTAAATCTGGATCTGTAGCAACAAATCAGTTTGTGGTTATGAATTCATCGTCTGGCAATCTAACTAATATTTATTGGATGGCAATTGGCAATTAAATGGCTTACGAACCTTATTTAGTCGCACCTTATGAAAATAGCGGTCTTAAAAAATGGTTCAAACCCTGGATCATTGGAAGAACTGCTTTTCCTATTATTTCTGATGCTTATCCCCGCCGGGGCGTGATTAGAAAAAGAGAAGGAACACGTCTTTTAGCTTCATTTCCTGCCGGTGATAAGCCTGTACAAGGGTTAAAGAATTGGGTTAATCCGAATACTCTTGGAGAAAGCCTTATTGCTTTTAGTCGCACGAAATCCTATGTTTTCAATGATGGTACTCAAGCTTTTAATGATATCACCCATCTTTCGGATACGACCGCATTTACATTTGGAAATGGGACCAATGATTATTTTTGGTCTTGCAATTTTGCAGGTTCTATGTGGGTTGCTAATGGTTTGGGATTAACAACAGCTGCTCCTTTTCCAACGCCTACGAATGGAATATTTTATTTAACGAACAATGGAGATAATGCTTGGAATATTCATCAACCGCAAGTAGATGGTACGCCAACTTATCTTAATGGATGTCTGATCATTCTTCCTTATAAGGGTAGACTAGTCACATTAAATACTATTGAAGGAAATGCTACAGGCACAACAAACACACCATTTTCAAATCGTGCTCGATGGTCTCAATTAGGTACTCCTTACGTTGATAATGCTGTGGGAGGCCATTCGCCAGTAGCTCCTTCTCCTTTTGCGCAACAAGCAGACGCTTGGAGAAGCGATATCCCTGGTAAAGGTGGATTTATTGATGCGGATACCTCTGAAAGAATAGTTTCAGCGGCCATTATAAGAGATACTTTGATCGTACATTTCCAAAGATCTACGTGGAGATTGACTTACACAGGTAATGAAGTCTTACCTTTTATCTGGGAGCGTATAAATACACAATATGGCTCTGAATCCACTTACAGCACAGTTGCATTTGATGATGCTGATCTTACATTTTCTAGATATGGGTGGATAAGCTCAACAACAAATGAAGTGAATAAAATCGATTTAGACATACCTGACGATTCATTTGCAATTGAAGGCACAAACATTGGACTTTCAGGATTAAATAAAGTACAGGGAATTCGAGATTTTTATAGAAATTTCGCTTATTTTACTTACATTCCTATGGGGCAGACAAATGCCACTCAGATCTATGCGTACAATTACATCGACCACTCATGGACTATATTTAACCCCACAAATCCTATAAATGTTTTTGGAAATTATCGAAACACGGTAGGAGACTTTACTTGGTCGACTTTTAATAATCCTGGCCCTAATCCTCAAAAAGATAGCTGGGAAAATTATAATAGTCCTGACGATACTTGGAGCAATTTCGGCGCAGGCCAAAATATCGATTTCCCATATACTCTTGGAGGAGATATCAATGGAAATGTTTATCTCATGTTTGAATTTTTTCAAGCTCCTACATCAGACAATGGAACTGCTTTCAATTTTAACATCACTACAAAGCGTGATAATCCTTATTATGCAGCTGGGATGCGATCAAAACTTGCTTATGTAGATATTTATTCGACGACATTTCCTGGCGGAGAAATCACTCTGCAACATTTTGTGGATGATGAACAATCGCCTGTGATGACAAAAACGGTTGAGATATTTTCTAGAGGAGTTGTTTCTATTACAGGAATATCCGTAGGAACAACCACTACAATTACAACAGCTACAGATCACAATTTAACAGTAGGCGAATTTGTAAGCATAAATGACATCGTGGGATCTGTAGGAAGAATTTTAAATGGAAAATCATTTGTTGTAGGAACTGCTCCAACCACTACAACTTTTACGATCACGGATGATACAGGAAATAACATAAATACATCAGGAACAGCTTATGGATCACAAGGATATATATTTAGCCAAGATCTTGTTCAAGGCGATGCGAACTATACGAGAGTTTTTCTCGGATCTGTGGGCCGTCTTCACCAAATTTCGTTAAGCTTAAGTGATAATCAATTGTCCGATCCCGTAAAAGGAGTCGCTCAATTTGAACTTCAAGCGATGGTATTTTGGTTTAGAAAAATGGGAAGGATCAAGCGATGAGTGTAAATCAAACGATTGGTCCTAACAATACTCAAACAAATTATCTTCCTCCTGAAGTTGGATTTGGTTCAGATGAAAAGATGTTGAAGGAACTCTTAGAAAAAAGGGAGAGATTAACTGCTACAATCGTTAATCTTAAAGAAAATGCTCAGTATGAAAAAAGAGAATTGATCACGGGTCAGCAATGGTTTAGTGCTACATCTGGTGGAGCAATCAAAACGACCTATACATTTAGATTAACTTTTGACTTGGTTGCTTTAAACGGTGGAGCAATTCCTGTAGGATCAACATCGTTAACCCTTTCATCATCAACTCTCCCTTCTTCAATTAATATTCCAAATTCAATTCAGCCTGTACACGGATTTGGAGCTGCTAACAACGGAACGAGCTTCTATTTCATCAACGATCCATTGGTTTTCGTACGAACTAATGTATGGACAACAGGAAGTCAAATAATTACTATAACAAATAACACAGGTGCTTCATTGACTCAATGCGTTTGGGTCATGGAATACTTCAAAAATTGAGGGTTTATGGCATTTAATTGGTTAAAGGGCATATTGGGCGGCGGTTTATTTGGGGATAAAAATCTGCTTTTTGGTTCAGAATCTGAAATGCAGCCTTTTAATCAGCAAAGTTTGCAAGCGCTTCTTCAAATGCTTTCTGGAGAAGGAATTGAAGGAAATAAGCTTTATGGCGCAGGTTCAAATTTTCTTCAAAATCTGCTTTCTGGATCACCAGAAGCTTATCAAGCGTTTGAAGCCCCTCTTTATCAAAATTTCGAACAAAGAATAGCTCCTCAAATTGCAGAACGTTTTGCAAGCATGGGAACGGGAGGGGGAGCATCTAGTTCAAGCGGATTGCAACAAGCTCTTGCGCAGGCAGGAAGAGGCCTACAAACAGATATTGGAGCTCTTCGTGGTGGTCTTCAATTGCAAGCTTTAGGACAAGGTTTAAATTACGCTCAACAGCCTTTTGCAAATAAACTAGCAGCAGCTCAAGCAGTTCCCGGACAATATTATGAAATTCCTGGCCAACCAGGCTTGCTTCAATCAGGATTACAAGCTTTTGCTGGCGGTGCCGGAAGAGCATTTGGAGGTAGATAATGGTTCATGTAGCAACACCAAGACCAAGTATAGGATCTGCTTTAGGACAAGCTTTAGGAACAGTTGGAGGAGAACAATTCGGCTATCAAAGAGAGCGCGGAAGAACTTTAAATGCCATAGAAGAAGCTAAAACTGCTGTAAATAAAGCTCAATCACTTCCTGAACTTTATCTAGCTTTACAGAGTGCTGCCGCAGGAAGTGAAGGTGCACAAAGAGCATTAGGTCAAGCTTTTCCAGTCTTTGCACAACAGTTTCAGAGAAAAAAAGGCGCTGAAGAACATCCAGCAGGTGGTAAAACAGAAGGAAAAGCAGCTCCTGTTACTTCTGTTGTTGATTTATTACCTCCTAAACAAGATCCCAATCAAGGTGCTTTACAAGATCCTAATAATATTAAGCCATTCACTTTACCTTATAGTGAACAAGATATAGCAAATATAAGAAATCTAGCGAGACAACAAAATTACACTCCTGAAATGGAAGAGCGTTTCGTCAATGATGCAAAAGAGTATAATGAGATAGCTAAAACTCGCTATGCTATAAATTTAGGAAATTATAATCAGCAGCAAATTCATAGAAAAAATTTACTCGAAAATCAATTAGGTTTTGAAAAATATTTAAGAGATCATGCAAAAGAGGTTTCTGAAAATCCTGATGAATTAGCTTTAGCACTGAAGCATAGTGAAGAATTTCAATACCTTCCTTCTTATTCTGAAAGAAAACAAGAAGTCATAAATAAATATATTAGACCTTATCAAGCAGCAAAAGAAAGCCTTAAAAAAGCACTTAAACGCCCTATATTTGGACTTCCAGAACAATCTAAAAATATAATAAGGAAAGGCGCGCAGTTAATGGTGAATGAAGGTCAACGACCTCAATTACAATTAATGATAGCAGAAGCGGGTCAAGGAGAAGTTGAGGAAGCTGATTTGATTAATCCATTATCAGAAAAAGAAGTTAAAGATTTAGGAAAATTTAAAGGTAATTTTATAGATCCTTTAGAATATGTAACATCCATTGAACCCGATTCACCAAAATATCAAGAACAGCTTGATAAGGGACTGGAAAAAAGAGCTACACAAGAAGTTGAGATGGCAAAATATCTTTCAAAATTTATTAAACCTGGTCCAGATTATAATCATCCTGGAACCAATCTTCTTTTAGTCAGAAAACATATAATGGATAAAGGCGCAGATTGGCAAACTGCTTCAAAAATAATTGATGAAGCAATTTCAGAAGGAAAAATAAAATTAGATCCTCAACAAATCAAGGATTATAACAAACTTGCTTATCCTCCCCTTACAGGAAATACTTACCTGGATACCATAATGAATAACATTATGTTCCCAATAACAGGTAGACAGTAATGACAGGAATAATTACTGCTCTAGCCTCCGGAATTTCAGAAAAGAAAATAATTGAATTTTTAATGAGGAAATTTCCTCAACTAGCACCTAGAATACAACAAGCAATCGAAGCTGGAATGTCTCCAAAAAAGATTTTGGATTTTTTTTCTAAAGATCAAAGCTTTGAAAAGCTTCAAGAAATGAATCGTGAGTATTCTACAAATTTTTATGGAAACCCTCTTGTACAGGCGGAAAAAATACGTTCTCAAAATATAGCTCAAGATCCTACAAGTCATTTGCAAAGAAAAGTACAGCAAGGATTGGAAACAGCGGGTAAATATGGTGCTGGTGCTTTAGGAGCTTATGTGCTTTCCCGTGCGCTTCCTTCAGCTTTACAACAATTAGCGCCTGGACTCCTTCAACAACCTGTTGGTGCCCAGGCTGCACCTGCTCAAGCACCTCAACAACAAATTCCTGCTCAAATTGCACAACAATCACAAGAGCAACCTGTAATTGAGCCAAGTAAATCCGCTTTACATGCAGATCTTATTAAAGAAATGGGATTTGCAGATCGCATTCAGAACATGGCTAAAGCTATGTCTATTCCAGATATTGTCGGCGTTCTTGAACAATATCTCATGTCTCCTGCTCAAAAGAAATGGCTTAAAGAAAAGACAAAAGAGCCTCTTGAGAATATTGTAAAAGATTTTATTTCATCAAATCCTGTGGTTACAAAAGAAGAAAAAAAACCTGAAGAAACTCCAATTCCTTCCCCTGTTTCAAAAGTTGCTGAACCCGAAATTCCCAAAATGGGAAAATCAGAAATACCTTCTGAACAAAAAAAAACAGTAGCTTTGCCTTCTGGCGACATTGGAACAATAGAATCTGAAAAAAATGGTATTGCAAAAATTCTAGTGGATGGCAAGGAAAAGCATCGTAAACTTGATGAAGTTATCCAATCACCTTTACCACAAAAAGATCTTGCCGATCTTTACAATGACGTTATTGCCGGTATAGAAAGGGAAAGCGGCACAGAAGTATCTAGAAATGTCTATTGGGCTGGATATGACCCTAAGACAAATGAACTGATTTACATTCCTCATGGAGGTCGCGCTTACATTTATGACAATATTTCTGAAGAAGATAAAAATAGTCTTACTGATGTTTTGACACAAAGAAAATCTACAGGTCAAAATTACATCGGCGCATGGGCAAAAGGATCAAAATCACCTATTGGCGCTGCTATGTATCAACTCATTCAAAAGCTTCAAAAAGAAAGAGGCGGTAAAGGTAATGAGTACAAGAATCGCTTTGAAACAATCTATGACGCTCTTGAATTAGCAAAAGAACATGCAAGGAAAAAACATGCAGAAAAGAAAAAAGCCAAAAAGCCAAGAGCTCGCTAAGATTTTATTTTTTCTTCAGAACATGTTTAAGAAAAAATCTGCGAAATAACTCTATGAATTGATATTAGATAAATTATTTCTTTTTTATCAATATCATTTTCAGCTATTTGTACACAAAGATTTTCAAGATAATTTTTATTTTCGACGCAATATCCGTTAGCTTTTACAAATGTACAAAAGCAAGAAAATGCTGTTCTCTTATTACCGTCATTAAAAGGATGATTTTTGATGATATGATAGAGGTAAACAGATGATTTTTCAGGGATCGATTTATACATTTCTTGCCCAAAAAGAATTTGCTGAGGGGCATGAATTGCAGATTCTAATAATCCTAAGTTGCGAATGCCATTTAATCCTCCGATTGTTTTAATTATATCTTCATGAAGATCTAAAGCATTTTTTACAGACAAATATATAGTCATTTGTCTGATAACCTCTTTAATACATCCAAATTTTCATGCAAAACATCTTTTTTTATCTTTTTGAAAGTATTATCGTCCATGTACACAATATTTTTTTGTGTTTTATGATCTACGAGCGTATGAGAACTATTTTTTATTTTTGATTGTTCATTTCTATTCATTTTATTCTCCTAAAATTTGATCGATCGTCCAAGGGCATTCTTCTGGGAAAATATCAATATTATATCCCGTTTGCTTTGCTGCATTTCTTCTTGCTCTTTTGTACGTTTTTTCAAATATGAGAGAAGGATATATCTTTAATGAAGGATGATCTTCCAGTATGCATATGATAGGATCTTTCGCGTTATCGATTGAAACTTGCCAAATTCGTTTGCATTGATCATCAAATGCATACTTCATTTTTAATTTATGAGTTAAAGCAACAAGTAGATAACTTTCAATAGAACTCTTGAATCCTCCCATGTCTTCCATTTCCTCGATTAGATTTTTCAGATCAAGCTTGTGGAAATCATTTTTTTTCAAATGATCAATTTGAGAATCAAGCCATTCTAAATAATTTGTGTGATATAGTGCGCTCATATTATTTCCTTTGGTTACATCATAGCATAAAACAAGAATGCTGTCAGCAAAAGATATTTTTTTATTTTCCTTTGTGAAATTAAATATTTAATGATATATCTCAAATCACGCGCACACACAGGGTGTGAGTGAATCGATTACAAACCTATCACTATATTGTGTGAGGTATATTATGAGCGGTAAAAACCCTCTTGGCAATAGTAAAGAGCCACAATCCTACGAAGGTATAAATGTCATAGTCCCTGTTGGTGGATGGCGTTTAATTAGATCTACTAGATCACCAACAACATCAGATATCAAATATCCAATTGGTTCTATCTGGGTTAACACAAGTAATAATACTGCGTGGCTTCTTACAAGTAATCCTGGATCATGGTCCGAATTTGCTGCTAGCGTTGCAGGAGCTGTAACTTCTCTTACAGGAGATTCAGGCGGTGCTATCAGTGCTTCTGGTGGAAATATCACTTTAGCTGGTACTGCAAACCAAATTACAACAGTTGGAGCGGGAAGCACCATTACGTTTTCGTTAGTAGGACCTTATACTCCCGCTACATACACAAGTCATGGTGTTCTTGTGGGCGAAGGAACCTCTTCCATACAAGCAACGACTGCTGGAACGAATGGTCAAATTCTATTGGGTTCTACAGGCGCAAATCCTGCTTTTGGTACTGCTACAACATCAACTGGTATTGCTTATACAACCGGAGCCGCTTCTCTTGCGATAGACGTTAAAACAGGCGGTTTTGCTGTTGTTGATCAAAATTCAAGCAGCGTCGGCATGGCCGTTCAAACTATGTATGTCATAGACAATGGTTCTTCCTTAGTAACTCTTACACTTCCTGCAACAGCCCCTCAAGGAAGCGTAATGAAAGTTGTTGGTAGTTCTGCTGGTGGCTGGAAGATAGCTCAAAATGCTTCTCAACAGATTGTTCAAAACAATCTGTCAACGACTTCTGGAACAAGTGGCTCTCTATCTTCATCAGAAAAAAATAATTGCGTAGAGCTTATAGCTTCAGTCGGTGGAGCATCCACAATTTGGACTGTAGCAAGTAGCTCCGGATCATTAACATTTGTTTAAATAAGGATTAGATATGCCAGCAACAGGTTTCCCAGGCCCTTTCAAAAATAATGATAAAACTACGATCTGTAATTTTGGATCATGGCTTTTAGGTTCAAATACTGGTGGTAATCCAGGCACAGCAGGTGCAGCTGTACCAGCGACCACTATTAATACCGTTAATCAATGGCTTTGCGGTGATACATATTTTGAATGCTACAATACAACAGCATCAACAGCAGCAATGCCACTTATGTCAACTTTAGCAAACAATGGTATCAACATTGATACAGTCACGGGAGCTGCTGCAAAAACAATTGAGATCACCGAAGGTAACGCAGTTTCTATTAAAAATGCTTTTGCTTCTAGAAGTGTCCCATTTTTTGTAAGAGCAACATTTAATGTTAACACTCTAGCAAACGTTACAACTCTTAAAGTTGGATTTAGAAAGCAACAGACTTACAATGCTACTGAAACAAACTATACAGACTTAGCATCGTTTGGTATCAGTGGAGCTTCGGGTCACTTACAATCTATCACACAATTAGCTTCTGGTGGCTTTACAACAACAGATTCTACTAACGTTGTGACAGCAGGAACTAATTTTACAGTTCAAGTAAATGTTGATGCTAGCGGTAACGTGACTTATCTTCGTGATGTTTCTGGAAATGGTCCTTTAATAGCACCTACAACTGTTGTTGCTTATCAATTTGGAGCGGGATTAACGCTAATTCCATATATATACTACACAACTGTCACTTCACATAGCGAAGTAGATTTGGTTCAATATACTTGCGGACTTTTATAATATAATAGAATTTGAGGTTAAAATGGTTTTTGCAAACAAATTTACACCGGAAGCTTTAAAAGTTTTAGCCTTTGGTTCTATAAGTGGAAGTTATGCAGCTATAGGCACTCCTACAGCGAATGCATGGGATGAATGTATCATCAATAATACGACAGATCAAGATATTACTGTCAGCTTCGATGGTACCAATGACCATGTCCGATTGGGAGCTAATCAAATTGTAAAACTTAGTGAAGGAAGTTTAAGTATGATTAGGATCAACGGAAAGCTCGAGGCGGGAACGCAATTTTATGCGAAACAATCAACTGCAACAGCTCCGACAAAGAATGCAATCATAGTGATGGGATTTTATTTTAAATGAGTGCTCCTTCTTATTCCGATAGTCCAAGGAATCCAACAAATTATCTTGGTCAAAATTATCGTTTCACTCCGACTTACATAAGACATAGAAATCCCACTTCACTTGATACAAAACCAAAAGAAAATCAAGGTTTTTATCCTATTGGTAGCATTTGGATAAATTCAAGCACTACACCTGAAATATGGATTTTGTCAAAGATTTCTAATTCAACTTCTGCAGATTGGGTTTTAGTTGCAAATGGATTGATTACGGGTCCTCTTTTAACGCTTTCAGATAACACAGGAACCGTTGTCCAACCTACAAATGATGCAGCAAATCCGCCTGGAAACATTCAGCTTTTAGCTGGAGCTGGAATATCTATTACAGCAGGCACAAATAATCTCACCATTACCAATACAGGTTCTTTTAGCACAGAAACATTGACTGGTGATGATGGTGTGGCAGTAAGTCCAACACTTGGAACAATTCAAACGATTGGAAATACTGTTGCTAATGGAACACATGTAAAACCGCTTTACACAACAAATTCTTCTGGAAATATCGAAAGATTCGATATTCAAGTTGCCGCTGCTATAGGTGCTACGAACATAAATAAAGCTGGAATAGCTGCTTTTAACAGTGCTCAATTTTCAGTTGATGCTAATGGATTTGTTTCTTTTACAGGTGGTGTTACACCACCAACTCTTGGACTTGTTCCCGATGACCATACAGCTCCAGGAACTACTCCTGTTATTCCAAATGGATCTGGAAATATAATTCTGGAAGGAGGAGCAACTTTTGCAACGGGCACACAAGCAAATCCCATAAAAACTAATTCGCTTGCCGCCAATACAATTGATCTTCAAATTCAATTAGCTGGTTCAAATGCTACTGTATCTACAGCCAACAATTTTGGGGTAGCTCAATTTGACTCGAACTCATTTACAGTAGCTAGCGGTTTTGTGACTTTAAATGGTGCTGGTACTACTGGAGCAGTCACAAAACTTCTTGGAGATGATGGAGGCGCAAATTCTGTAGTTCCATCTTCAGGAACCATTACATTAGATGGCGTGACATGTGCAAATGCCACAAATGCAAAACCTGTATTTTTTAAAAAAAATGCTGGAAGCATTG